TTTTTGTATAATGTTTTATTATCTATCCAACCTCTACCATTCCAAAATTCAAAACCATCAAACCTAGACTTGTATAAACTTGTTTTCTCATAACCATAAGATAAATAATATTTCTTGCATTTGTTTTTGATGGACCAATCTATTTCATAAAGTGTTGCATAAGTGCCCATACTTAGTTTTGGGTTTTCATAATCCCATCCAAACTGTCCTGTTAGTACATGATTACTATCAAAGACTTTAACTTCTGTAAACGCTATCGGTTTATTTTTATAATAGTAGATAAAATATTTCCAATCAATGAAGTCTTCCTTTTCAAAGATTTCGCTTTCTTCTTCAAAGTCCGTTTCATGAAACTTCTTATACTTAATATATTTCTTATAAATACTGGAAACAGTAGTGAAAAGTGCATCATCTAATTTATTATATACCTCAACTGTAATATCTTTTTTTCTTAATATCTTTCTTTGTTTTTTACTAAAAGTAAATTTATTTAATAATAGTCTTGTATTCCTAGCATTAATCCAAGTTAGTTCATCTAACTTTGTGTAATACCAAGATAACGGAATCCATCCGTTCTCAAAAGCAGAACTGTATTCTTTCTTTTGAAACTTAGCTAGTGCTAAAGAATAAAGTAAATCATGGTTCGTTAACTTACCTGTAACATGGTCAAAGAATAACTTCACTAAGGTCTTTCAAACTGAGTCATGTAAGAATCATCAGTTGTAACATCTTCCTCTCTAGTATTCTCTACTGTGTAAAAGTTTTGGTCTATCTTATATCCTGGATTCTTTGTTAATCTTTCATCCATATACGCATCATCATACCAAATGGTTCTATTGTTTGGGTAGGCAAAGAAGTTACCATCATCCATTCTAAACATGTGAGCACATTTATGCTCTGGGTCTTCACTAAAATTTGTATCTAGCATCCCTGCTTTGTTTTCCCATGCCCAATCTATTGTAAACATGTATGTGCCTTTTCTTTTGACACCCTTGTAATCTACAAGTTCTGCTCTGCAGTTCGCTAATCTATTTCTTCTTTGTACATCCACATAAGGGGAGAAGCAATCCCAGTACTGATGGATGTTTAAATTATGTTTTGGTGCATCTTTCTTCCAACAAAATGCATGGATAGGTCTTCTTGTCCAGTTTACACCATTAGGAAGTAAACATTCAAACAACAATGCTCTTCGTTCTATACTATTTACTGTATGTATATCAGCAAAAGTAAAGTCACCATGTCCTTTTTCGTGGTCATACAGATACTCATCTCTAATATACGCACTAAAAGGTGGTAGATTGTGGTTTAGATATGCCAATTACTTCTTTTTCTTAGCTTTTGATGGTAGTAAACCTTTGTTCACTGCTCTTGCTCGTTCAGAGAAGCCTAGTTTCTTACCTTTTTTAATCTTTTCTTTTATAGTCGATACTTTAGCTACCACTATTTGTACCCGCCACCTGCTTTTTTATAAGATGACGCTAATAGTTGGGCCTTCCTCGCACTCCACTGGCCAGGTTTTCCACCTTTTGACCCTGCTTTGATGCGATTAAACATAGCCTTACGCATGGTAGGCTTTGTATAGTTCCCTGCTTTGTTAACTGTTGACTTTTTTTTCATTGATTTTATTGATTTAGGCTCTTCATCGTACTGCCCTTGCTCTTTCTTCTACAATGTGTGTGTGACTTCTTGAATATTAGAGCCTTCTTAGTTATAAATATACTGTTCTTATACAGTTTGTCAAGTACTTTTCTACTTTTTTTATTTTTTTTCAGATTATACTTGACAAAATCTCAAATCACATGTAATATATATAGTGCAGTAGGGGAATATTACATCCATGTAGAACTCACAAAGCCTATATGTAGAAGATATGCCTTAGTGTGGCAAATGTACTTTCAATGTGTACCCAATATTTTAGCTTGACCTCGTATATATAAGGCACATAGGGGTGGGGTGGCACATGCATAGGTGTACATATGTCTAACATTATAAGCCATAGATAAATAGTTTAGCCTAGTCTAACATTTTCTGCTACATGAAACAGAATACGAACATAATATTTCATAATATACTTTCATCATCTCATAATTATATCAAGAATACATAAATCTATATCTCATACTTTCAATCCCATTTATAAAATAAAATATCTCATATCATATCTTACATAGTAAGAAATATAATACTGCATATTGGCAGAATTTAGCCTGTGGATAACTAGTAATAATATATGACCAAATAGTTTAATTATTTATTTGACATTGAATTAAACCTATGCCTATAATGTACCATGATTAAAAATACAGTAGAAACCTTTAACTTAATTGTTAATGAATACAATAAAGAAACCAAAGTGAGAAAAATGCATGATGTTAAGATAGTTCATGATTTTTACGGTTGGAAGCCTTTCAAGAAACAATCTCCCCAAAGCATACAAGAATTAAAAGAGTGTATAGCAAAGGATATAAAAAAAGGTATAAAAGAAGACATGATGACTTATAATAATTTTGAGTGCAGGATTGATTGGGAATTGATAAAAACAACAACAGAGCAGAAAGGGGTATACAATGGAAAATGATAGCGTAGTCATAACAGACGAAGCCTTAGATAATTTTCTAGACTTTACAAGCTAGATATATTCTTAATCCCTATAGCCTCCGTAGGGATTAGGACTATACCTAAAGTATAGTAGAAAAGAGATATAATATGGAATTACAAGTCACTATTAAGAACCATTATGGAAAGGATTTTATATATCCTTACTGTAACAAATCAGAAGTATTTGCAATATTAACTGGTAAAAAGACATTGACTGAGAATGATGTAAACTGGATTAAAACTTTAGGTTATACATTTAAAGTAATAGAAAGGACTTTATGATATGGATTTTATTATATTAATATCATTATTATTATTTTATATAATATTACGAGCAATAAAGAGTTATTTAGATTAAGAAAGTACTTGACAAATATTAAAAACTATGAAATAAAATATAATAGAAAGGTTATATAATGAATACAGAAATAGAAATAGGTAGAATTTATAAACATAATAGTTCTTTTAATGGTGTTAAATTTTCTACTAAGGTTTTAATTATAGAAAAGGACGAGAAATTAAGTACTAAAAAAATTCCAAAATATATTGTTTTTCAATTAACTACGCCAAGAATTGCAAAGACATATAGACAAGTATTAACAAAATGGAATTATTTTTGGACAACACCAGAAAAATTAGAAAGGATATACAATGATTAAAAACTTACCATATACTAAATCATCTAAGTTATTAAATATAGATAATAATGCAAAGACAGTTAAAGGACAAAAAAAAGGATATAAAACGGCTATATTATATTTAGCACCGAGTACTCAATCAGGGTTTCAAGTCTGTCCAATGGCTTCGGAGGGTTGCAAGAAAGCGTGTTTATATACTGCAGGGCATGGAGCGTTTTCAAATGTTCAACAAGGTAGAATAAATAAAACAAGGTGGTTTATGCAAGATAGACAAACATTTTTAACACAGTTAAAAAAAGAGATATCTAATCATATTAAAAATTGTGATAAGAAAGGTTTTATTCCTTGTATTCGTTTAAATGGTACATCCGATATATCATGGGAAAATTATGACATAATACAAGCGTTCCCAAATGTACAGTTTTATGACTATACAAAGATATATAAAAGAGCCTTAAAATATGTCAACGGACATCTACCGAGCAATTATCATATAACCTATTCATTAAACGAAGATAACAGAAAAGAAGCATTTGAAATATTAAAATTGCGTGGCAATATCTCAGCCGTATTTAGAAAGTATTTACCTAAAGACTACAACGGTTATAAAGTTATTAACGCTGATGATACAGACCTAAGATTTACAGATGATTTTAATATCATTGCAGGGCTTGTTGCTAAAGGACAAGCAAAAAAGGATTATTCTGGTTTTGTACTAGATTAATAAAAGAAAGGATAAATAATGACTAAAAATATAGAATGGAAAGCAGAAATAAAAATACAATGGGAAGACGGAACAATAGAAAAAATTGAAGAGTTTGATTTTTCTGATGATTTAATTTCACAGATTGACTATGAGATTAAAGATTATAAGGAATCAAAGGAAATCTACAAAGAGGAAAGGACAAATAATGACATATAAACTAACTAAAAAAGACTTGCAAGGACTAACAGAAATGCAAAAACTTTTTATAAAAATAGTAATAGAAATGAAAAAAAGAAAGGACAACAAATGAAACTTAAAGACATACTACAAATGCAATCAATACTAGAGAAGAGGGCAACGCCTTTTGATATATTAGAGAATAATTTTACTCACTATTCAAAAAGTAAAGATGAGTATATAGAATTATTAGATTTGCATTTAATACATTTTATACGAATATTTTTAAAACAAGTAGAAGAGAATAACGATAAAATGACATATGATAGGTCTTATAATTCAAGGTTAGATAAAATGCGTATAACTACACAAGATTTATTGAATGATATACAGTATTTAAGACATGATTCAGATGAATAGAAACAAAAAAGAATATCTAATCATCATTGGATTTATGTTAATACCAATAATTTACGCAACGCTAATAATATTATATTGGAAATGTGATTTATGAATAAATGTACACCAAAAGAATTAGCTAGATGTAAAAGGTACAGAGATAAAAACAAAGATAAAATAGCAGAGTATAAAAAAGAATATTGGAATGATGTTTTATCTAGTACAATTAAGGGTCTATGCATGAGAATTAGAAAAGAATCTAGGAACAGAGCAAAAAAAAGAAAATTAGATTTTAATATATCTACTAAATATTTGTCTAAATTATTACATGATTGTAATTATACTTGCCCCGTATTTAAAACTAAATTTATAATTAATTCTAAAGAAAAAAATAAATTATATAAACCGAGTTTGGATAGGATAGACAATACTAAAGGATATATTGAGGGCAATGTCGCTTGGATATCTTGGAAAGCTAATACAATGAAATCAGACGCAACAAGAGAGGAATTAAAAATGTTTGCAGAATGGATAGTAAATGAAAAAAGTTAGTAGAATCAATGACTTAATTCAAAAAGCTACAAAGAATAATTACTTTGATAGTTTTTATGAATGGGATAGTTATGACAAAAATTATGACTTTCCCGTATATAGATTACATATAGGCAGTAAAATATATGTATGGAAGTTACCTAAAATAATTGAATCAAATAACACAGAAAAAAATAATAATAATAAAAAAATGTTGAATGAATATTTATTAGAAGCGATTTGGTTTAATGGAAGATATAATGACCCCGAAGCAATAAAAGAAAGGTTAAACAATCCTAAAAAAAGAAAATGGAGTGGTAAAAGATTTTCAGTAAAAGCAGTAGACAATGAAAGGAACTTTTAAAATCTTACACAGTAAGAAAAAAAAATTTTTTGCTTGACAAAGTAAAAAAAATATGCATAATGCAATAACTATGTTTAAGAAAGGACATAAAATAATGAGTAAAACAGAAACAATATCAGTTGAGCAAGATACAATAGATAAACAATTAGTATCTTTAATTGATAAAAATATTGTTGAGATTAGAAAAGCAGAAAATTCTACATCAACAATCAATCTTATGGGTTATATATCTGAGAATGTATTCCCAAAATTTAAGAACAAAGACAAAGACAAAGAGATAAAATCAGTTAGAAAATATATACTAGCTAGTTATCCCTTTGATGATACACTAGGTATTACTAGAAATGCATATGACACGATGAATAGTAGAATATCTAGAGGCGGTCAATTAGTTTTCCACAAACGCATTACAATAACAGGTGATAAACTAAAAGATAAGAAAGGCAATAGACTTATCATATCTAAAGTTGAAGATATGCATAACAAGTTTATTAACAAACCTACAAAAGATACTAAGATAGAAATAGAAACTGCTGATGTATCTGTACCCACAGTTGAAGAGAGTAATCATAAACCTAAACAAGATTATGTAGAGATTACTAGTACAGATGAAAAGATAGAGGAAACTATATCTTATCTAATATCATTAACAAATCTAACAGAGGGAGATTTTGATACCCTACTGAGCGATAGAAACTTACAAGAGTTTATACAAGAAAATGCTAAACCAATAGAGCATAGACTATCTAAACTTTTAAAGTTAGCTAAAAGTAAGGCTAAGAAAGTTGCTTAACAAAACAAATAGGCAGGGGTTTCATACCCCTGTCTTACACAGTAAGAAAGGATATATAATGACAAAAGATGAACGAGCATATAAGATAGCTGATAGAATATTTTGGATATTTATTGAGAAATTACATCCAAGAAGTGTTGGTGATTTTATAGAAGCAGACCCCGATAATCTTCATGGTACAAGGAATACCGAGAAAGGTAGAGAACTATTTGAAGAGATAGAAGAATTTGCGAGGTGTAATTTATGAGTAACATACAAAACGATAGAATAAAAGAAGATATCTTGGAAGAGGTTGAGGCCATGTCATTACATGAGTTTCAAGAACTTTTAGAGAAACATTATTTTAAAGCATTAAATCAAAACATAGACGAACATATGGGAATGATAGTAGAGAAGTTATTTGAAGAGAGGTCAGAATGATAGATAAACTAAAACTAATACAATATAATTTAAGAGATACAGAAAAATATTTGTATGGTATTATAAAAAATAAATGGATGAAAGACCATCCGCATTTTATGTATAATCAAAAAGAAGTTTTATCAGATATAATATGTAACTTGGTAGAGAAACAAGAAGAAATATCTGAATTGATAGACCAATTAAAAGGGAGTGAAGAATGAGTACAGTAACAGAAATGGAAGCACAAGTATTAAAAGTAAAAGAGAGAAGCAGGGAGCGATTAAAAAAGATAAAAGAGTTAGAAGAAAAAATTACTTCCTTAGAAATAAAAAATGAAGTGTTGATTGAGAGGCTAGAGAAATGGGCAGAGAGAAACTTTGAGTTACGCCAAGAAAAAATTAACATGACATTAGACGAAGTTGTTGAGCAATCTAGAAATAAAACACAATTCAAACAGGCTCAAGAATTAGCTAAGACTGTAGACGAGGTGAGCGAGAGAGTTCAGAATTTAGATACAAAAGGAATTGCTAAGACAGAGTAATGGCAGTATATTATCTAGATGAATACATCGAGGCTACAAAACTAATGGTAAAAGATGCTAAAATGAAATGGATTAATGGTGTTGATTGGGATGATGAACAATACGAAAAGTTAAAGTTCTTAGAGAAAAGTATTGATGACTTAATAGAAATGAGAAAGCATGGACAGGTCTTTTATACTGACTTTTAACCCCTTACAAAGACACACGAGGGTCTATACAGACCCCTTGTATGCGTCTTAAAATGGAAAAAAATCAGCTATCATTTGACTTTTTTAGATTTTTTAGCTTTAAGTTTGTCTTCAATCCATGCCCAATCATCTTGTGGGTATTCTGTTTGTACAAACTTTCTGATATACTTCTCATCAGAATTATACCTATTAAACATACCAACAAGAAACCCGATAGATTTTTCAGTAATCCCAAATACATTCATAATTTCACCTCCATGCATTATATAAATTATAGTGATGTTTTATGAAAGTACTAGTGTTATTTTAGCAAATGAGGTGTTACAATTTTGTATATTTTATACTTGACAAACGATATAAAATATGCATACTATAATTAGAAAGGAAAATAAAATGTATGAAAACCAAATGTATAAAAGCGTAATAGGAACAGACGCAAAAACAGAAGCAAGTGATGAGCATATAGAAAAGGTATGCCAATTAACTATTTCAGATATTATGGAATTAGATAATAAGGGTTTAATCCCCTATAATTTTTTAAATGATTTATATTATTATCTACTAGACAAAGAAGCTATAAGAAAGGAACTAAAATGAAACAAAAAATAAAAGTAGAATGCCCCGAATGTAATGGCAAAGGTTATATAGCTTGGGGTGACAAGAACGATGAGATAGATGAGTGTCCTGTATGTGAAGGACATGGTTCTTGGCTAGAGGAGTATGACCCACAAGACGATAAGTATCTGATAGATGATGAGTATCTTGAAACTATGAAGAGAGATATAGAAGATACACTTATAGAACAAGTTAGAAAAGAAAGGATAATATAATGGAAACCAAAAAGTATGTAGTATATGTTAAGGAAACAGTAACTAAAAAGTATTTTGTTGACGCAGTAAGTGGTGAAGAAGCTAAAGATAAATATTTATTAGAGGGTTTAACTTCACCTTTACATGACGCAGAAACAGATAGAGAAGTAACTTATGTGTCTTTGGCTAATGAAAATAACTTCTGATTTCTCCATGTGTATAATAGATATATACCCCCGCATTGGGAATCATATGTTATCATATATAAATAGATTTGTCAAGAAAAAAATAATACTTGACATATGTAAAAAAAAGTGTATAGTATACTAGCCAATGGAATATCAACATCAATTAAAAGCAATTCAAACCCTTAACATTGAGAAGGGTAGGAATTATAGGGGTGATTGTATATTCTGTTTGAATAGAAACACCTTATCAGTTAGAAATGAAAACGGTAAATTAATTTGGAATTGTTTTCATGCTAGTTGTGAAGCTAAAGGTATCGCTAATAATGGTGTAACCATAGATGACTTACAAACTTTTATGGACAGTAAAGATATTCCTCATGATATCCCTCCAAAATTTACTATACCTAAAGAGTTTGTAACAGTCTATGGTAATAATAAAGCAAGAGAATACATTGATAAGTATGAGTTAGAAAATACTGAAGCTAGATTAATGTATGATGTGAAACAAGATAGAATAGTTTTCCTCATAGAAAATAATGGGGAAGTTGTCGGTGCGGTAGGTCGTGGCTTGGCTGATGACACAATTCCAAAATGGTACAAATATAATACTTGCCATTACCCTTTCGTGGCAGGTAGTAATAAGTACATTGGTGTGGTCGTGGAGGATTGTGTCTCAGCCTGTAAAGTTGCAATGGCTAACCTAACAGGGGTAGCTATCATGGGTACAAGTTTAAAAGAAGAGTTCATAACACCAATAGCTGATATTGTAGACAGATGTTTTGTTTGTTTAGATAAAGATGCAACGGATAAAAGTTTTAAAATAAAAGATACATTGTCTTATCATGTTCCTACATATGTAGAAATGATTGACAAAGATTTAAAATATTATAGTGTAAAAGAATTAAAAGAATGGGGTGAAAAATTATGCGAGACTTTATAGCGTTATTGATGTCAATGTTTATAGTGTTAGCATTTCTACTTTACTTAGTAGCAAATCTACCTAATGCATATGTATAACAATATTATATTAGAGAGACACTACAAGAAAGGCAGTAAAGGTGGCAGATTTAAAATATCTGAAAAGAATAAAAAGTTTTGGAAGACTTGGGATAAAGCAGTTAACAAACCCGAGAAACAATTAAATCCAAAAGACTACGAACACAGAAATAGTTTAGTTGATAAAATTACTTTGACAGATAAAGAGGCACAGAATTATAATATGAAAGTTTTTGATTGTGATAAGCAAACAAAAAAATTATACGAAGATTATTATAAAACACACAAATACGAATAGAAAGGGAAACAATGGGATTATTTGACGATAAAGAAAAATATTTAATAGATGTAATGGGAGTGGCCACAATAGTTAAAGTTGGCTATAGTAGATATGATGATGTATATGATGAGCCTACAATAATGTACCATATTACTTACGAGAACAAAGCACTACATGACTTAGGTGATAACACAGATAAAACTTATCAACCCAATAAAAAATGTAAGACTAGTGGTGTAAATATAGTTAGTGGTAAAAGATTAAAAGAATATCAATTACCATTTAGTGATACAGGATTTCGCTCAGACTTTAGTAATATTATGAAATATAATCCACAGTATACTAGCCAAGAAGCTATTTTAGAATCAGCAAAATCTTTATTAAAAGAAAGTGGTATACATAGAGATAAATATTTTGATGCAGAAACATTTGAAGACAAACCTATTGTGAGTGTGGAAAAAATACTATGGCAATAAAATTATTATTATTATTATTTATTAGTTCTTGTTCATTTTCTTTTAACAAAGATAAAGAAAAGAAAATAATTATAGAAGAGTTAGAACCTATCAAAGATACAAAGGTAGAGTGTGACACAGATAATCTTACTGAATTACAGATAGCTAAATGTAAAATGGAAGCTAGATTATTGGAGTTAAAATATTAAATCTTACATGTGTAAGATAGAAAGGGTATCATGGAAGACGGCAATTTAAAACTATATGTTTTAAAAATAATTTTAAAAAAGAATGTATTTGACAGAGTTAAAAAAATTGTATCGGATTCTTTCTTTACAAATGGTGGTAGAGATATATACAAAGCTATCTCTAAAATATACGAAGACAATCCTGGGATAGAAGAGATAAGTATTGCTGATTTAAGAATCAGTTATTTCGAAACATACTTTGCTAATCAAAGTTATCAAGCACAAAAAAATATTAAAGATTTAATTAGTAGGATAGAACATATCCAAGACATGAATGATAGCGTTGTAGAAAATGCTATTAAGAGTATGTACAAATCAGCTAAAGCAGACGAGATGTCAAGGCTATGTATATCTATTGGTAACAATCCTAGCGAACATTCTTTTAAAGAAGTACAAAGATTTTTAGAAACTATTGACGAAGAGTATTTTGATACAGTAGATGATACTGCAGTCACTAGAGATGTTGATGAGATAATAGAAGCAGTCAATCAACAAAGAGAGTTTAAGTTTAATATACATGCACTACAAAACGCTACCGAAGGTATTGGTAAAGGTAATTTTATGATTGTCTTTGCTAGACCCGAGAGTGGCAAGACTGCCTTTTGGGTTAGCATGGTAGCAAACGAAGGAGGCTTTGCATGGCAAAAAAAGAATGTTCACATATTTTGCAATGAAGAACCTGCTATCCGTACACAAATGAGAATGTTAAATGCATGTAGTAATCTAACCAAAAGGCAGATATTAAATGGTAGTAGACAATTAGCTAAAGATAAATGGAAAGAAATAGAATCTTATATCTATACCCATGATAGTGTTGATATGAATATGGAAGACTTAAACACTTATTGTAAAGAGCATGATGTAGATATATTAATCATAGACCAATTAGATAAAGTTAATGTGACAGGTAAATATAATTCATCCCATGAAAAGTTAGGGGAGGTATATAGACAGGCTAGAGAGATTGCTAAAAGGCATGATGTATTTGTAATAGGATTATCTCAAGCGTCAGCAGAGGCTCATGGTAGAACAAGATTAAGTTTTAATGTTATGGCAAATTCTAAGACAGGCAAAGCTGCGGAGGCAGATGTTATTGTAGGTATAGGAAAATTAGATGAGGGTAGAGAAGACCCTAGCGAAGCATGTGTAAGACAGATAACTATTTCTAAAAATAAACTAACAGGTGACCATGGTGAGTTCGAAGTAAGATTAGTTCCCACCCTATCACAATTCACTTCATTTACATAGAAAGGATAATAAGTGATAACAACACTAGACATAGAAACTACAGTAAGTAACGAAGGAGACCCTTCACCTTTTAACTATGAGAATAGATTAGTAAGCATTGGTATTAACGATGAGTACTATTTCTTTTATCATAAAGATGTTAAAGATGTAGAACAGATAAAACAAAATAAACAAAAAGTTCAAGAGATACTAGATGAGTCTGATTTAATCATAGGGCATAATTTAAAATTTGATATGTCGTGGATGTATGAGTTTGGATTTACATACAATGGTAAGTTATATGACACAATGTTAGCAGAATATATTATCATGAGAGGTAATAAAGATAAATCATTATCTTTAAAAGAATGTTGTAGAAGACATAACATTAGTTTAAAATCTGATATACTAGCTACATACATGGAAGACGGATATGGTATTGATGAAATTCCAATAGAACATTTAGAAACTTATGGTAGGCAAGATGTTAAAATAACTAAAGAGTTATATCTTACACAAGTAAGATTTTATAATTTACCTGCAAACAAAGGACTATTACCAACTAGAGATTTGATGAATGATTTTCTACAAGTGTTAATAGATATGGAATGTAATGGAAACTATATTAATTTACAAGACTTAGAAAGTGTTGAGAAAGAATTAACACAAGAATACTACAAGTTAAAAAGTAAGATAGAAAAAATTATTGCTCAAGTTATGGGTGATACAAAGATTAATTTATCTTCTACAGAGGATTTGTCTAAAGTAATTTACTCTAGAAAAGTACAAGACAAAAGTATTTGGACAAGTATGTTTAATATAGGTATAGATAAAAGAACAAGAAGACCTAAGAGAAGACCTAGAATGACAGACAGAGCATTTCAAGAGTTAGTAAATAAATATACAGACCCTATGTATAAAACAATAGCACAACAATGTGATGAGTGTAAAGGCGTAGGCCATGTCAGAAAAATAAAAAAAGATGGTAGTCCTTTTGCTAAGTTATCTAAATGTCCTAAGTGTAAAGGTGAAGGTATGTTATTTATTGAGACCGAAGCCAAAGCAGGATTTAATTGGAAGGCTAATAGTGTACAAGATGTGGCACAAGGTGGTTTTAAAACAGATAAAGAAACTTTAAATAGAATAGGTATTTATGCTGAAGGTACATTAAAAGAGTTTGTAGATTCTATTGTTAGGTTTGGTGCATTAGAAACTTA